GCGCGTATCACCGCGTCCGTGTCTAGGACTATCTATGCCGGCGGCGAAGATCACTCTCGAAGAAATGGCCGAAGCCTGCCAGGGCGAAGCGGATAACGCCTGGGCGTCGGCAGCCTTCTACCGGGACACGTTTCCCCACCCCGCCTTCCATGAGGACCGCCAGCGGCGCGCGCAGGTGTTCGAGCGCGCCGCGCACATCTTCCGCCTGATGGGGACCCGCGAAGATCGAAGCCGGGACTTCATCGTCGAGCTCCAGAAGGAGCTTGCTGGTTGATGCACTTCACCGACAGCTTCCTCAATGAACTCCGCAACGCGGTGTCGATTACCGACGTCGTCGGGCAATACGTGACGTGGGACAAGGAGAAGTCCATCCCCTCCAAGGGCGATCTCTGGGCCTGTTGCCCGTTCCACAGCGAGGCGACACCGAGCTTCCATGCCGAGGCGCAGAAGGGCCTCTACCACTGTTTCGGCTGTGGCGTGTCCGGGGACCACTTCGCGTTCCTGATGGACAGCCAGGGCAAGACATTCCCCGAGGCCGTCGAGCTCGTCGCCGAGCTGGCCGGAATCCCGCTGCCCGTCGATCGGCCGGAGCCCCGTGAGGCGCCGCCGGTGCGTGAAGCCGAGGACCCGGGCCCGATCGAGGAGAAGGCAGAGACAAAGGGCAAGAAGATCGTTGCGGCGATGTACGATTACACCGACCGCGACGGGGAGTTCCTGTACCAGGTCGTCCGCTTCCAATTCAAACTCCCGGATGGCTCGTGGGAACTGGGAAAGCTGGGGACGCCGAAGAAGACCTTCGCGCAGCGCCGCAAGGTCAACGGCCAGGCGTTGTGGAACCTCGAAGGGGTAGGGCACACCATCTGGCGCCATCACCTCGTCGAGGCGGCGATCGCCGAGGGGAAGACGATCTATCTCCCTGAGGGGGAGAAGGACGTCGAGACGCTGGAGCGTTGGGGCCTTGTCGCCTCCACCAATTCCGGCGGCGCGAAGAACTGGACGCCTGAGATGGCGGCGCTGCTTAAGGACGCCGACGTCGTTATCCTCGGGGACGACGATGCCGCAGGCCTCGCCCGCATCCAGTCGGTTGCGTATTCGCTGAAGGGGATCGCCCGTCGGATTCGGATGATCGGCAAGTGGGGCGGGCCAAAGGACGTCACCGATTGGAAGGATGCCGGGGGGTCACTTGATCAACTGCAGGCCCTAGTTGATCAACTCCTGGAGTGGATGCCGGCGCCGCCGCCCTCGAGGCTTGGCGCGAAACACCTGTCCGACGTAGCTCATGGCCGGGTCGCGTATGACTGGCTAATCAAAGGGCTGATCGAGCGCCAGGGCATATTTGTTGTCGTTGGCGAAGAACAGTCGGGCAAGTCGTTCTTCATGATCGACATGGGCATGAAGATTGCCCGCGGCGTCGACTATGGCGACCGCAAGGTCAAGCAGGGACTTGTGATCTACATGGCGCGAGAGGACGCCCGCGGCGTCCAGATGCGCGTGGAAGGCTACCTCCGGGATAAGGACCTGGCCGGGGAGGGCGTCCCGTTCGTCGTCATGGGGTCGGACGTCGAGGGCGAGCAGAAGTTCTCGCTCATGGACGATGCGAGCGTCGATCTCCTTATCGACGAGTGCCTCGCTCTCGAGCAGTTCTACGGCGTCAATCTCGAATTGGTGATCATCGACACCTATTCGGCCTCGACCGAAGGCCTCGACGAGATCAAGTCGGCCGAGGTCGGCAAAGTGCAGGGCAGGATCAACCGCATCGTTTCCCGCACCGGCGCGGCCGTCGGGATTGCGCATCACTTCAATGCCGAGGGCCTGCGCGTGAGAGGGCACACATCCATCACCGCCAACATCTCGCAAGTCATCGAAATTCGACCCCTCACAAAGTTCCAGCACAACCGCAAGGCACCACCCGAGTTCGTTCAGGACTCCGAAGGCCGAATGATCAGGCGGGCGTTTCTGAAGAAGAACAAGAACGGGCCCAATCGGATAGGCTGGAACTTCGTGCTGCGGACACTCAAGCTTGGCACGGACGCTGATGGATACGACATCACCACATGCGTCCTCGATCGCCCCAGCAGCGAAGTGACCGATAGCGAGCCGGCAACCGGGAAGCTGTCGGCCGATCAGAAGCTCGTCTTCGACGCATTGCTCGCAGCCCTGCAGGACGAATCGGTCCCCATGCCGGCCGGCGCCCGAACGTCGGTGACCCGGGCGGTGAGCGAGAAGGCGTTCGTGGATCGCGTCCGGAAGACGTGGTCGTTCAAGGCGACTGAGATAGAGGCGCGCAACAAGGAGCTCGCCGGCGTGATGAAGCGCAACGTCACCGCGCTGATCAACAGCGGGTGGATGGGGCGCGATACCGACTTGAAGGTCGTCTGGTCACTCGGCAAAGAAGATCGACCGCCGCGTCGTGCATCCAAGCCCGCGGAGAAACCGCAGGCGCTGCCCTCCGAGGTGCGCGAGACGCTGAAGCCTGGGGAGCCTCCATTTTGAGGCGCCGCTCCCAATTCCCTCCCAGATGGTCGAACCGCAAGGCTATGCGCGTCGGGTATCAGCTCGGCCGCGGCCGCATGGCGACCGACATCGCCCTCGAGCTCGGGGACGGCACATCAGGTCGACTGATCCGAAGGATGCGCGATTGGGCCGGGCTTAAGGAGTTCGGAAACCTGCCGGGCAGTACCAGCGTAGTGACGCGGCTGAATTCCCATCAGGCCCGCCTCCTCCGAAAGCGAGCAAGGGCGCAGGGGATGACGACAGAGGAATGGCTGCAGCGCGTAGGCGTGAAGGCCATCGAAGACGACTTATACGAGGCCATAGTTGACGACGCTGATTGATATTCCCCGGTGGGCACTCGGTACCCAGGAATTGTGGACGCCGGATCGCGTCCTTCATGCTCACGCCTTCGCCGAGCGCGTATTCCGTGCCATGCCGGGCAGCATAGGGCCTCGGAGTGATCGGGCGTACTGGCCTGAATACGAGCCCGACCCCGAAGAACGCACGCCCCCTGAGGAAGAAGATCGCTTTCGCCCCTCCCGGCAAGACATCACGCGAGCGGAGTGGGTTCTGGTCGGATTCGAGGGCGGGGACGGTTCTCGCCATCCCGCGTGGCGCAACGGCGCCCTGGTCGGCTATCAGCAGCAGCGGCGGGTATTCCTACGCTGGTCGCGTTGGGCGTCCTTCGGCAAGCGCACCTTCGATGGGGTCACCGAGACCGAGGAGGAGTTCGCCCGGCGCCTTGGCATAGCCGAGCGCACGATGCGCCGGCAGCGCGATTTCGCCGCCTCGGTGGTCGCGCGCACCCTCAACGATGCCGAATTGGCGGTCTGGTTCACCGAAAAACCGAAGCGAAAGAACAATCGGCAGGCCTCGGGCTCGGACTGAAAGCCGCGCGCCGCCACCGTGTGCCCATCGATTTTGACTAAGTGACCGGAAAAGCGGCAGTTTCGCCGTTATTCCAGATAGCGTCGGAAACTGTCCCCGCGGGACACTCCCTTGCACCCCGCCGACGCCGGCGCTGTCTGGGACCCTCCCAAGGGGGACACGGATGCCCTTACACCTCACGATGATCTGGGGCTCGCCGTCCTGGCGATGCACCGAGGTGATTGTCGGAGAGCGTCTAAAACCCGCGCGCACCATCGCCGCGAACGCCCGATGACGTAGGGCTGCCAGGGATTTATTACCGCCCATAAAAGAAAGGGCGGGGGTAGCGGGCACTGCAATGCCCGGAACCGCGAGCTGAAGACTCGCATGACCTAAAGCCGGCCGTCTCTCGGCCATCCCGCCCACCGGGTCCCCGGCGCGGGCATCAAGGCTACTGTCATGCACTCCGACAATGCCCTGGACGTCGAATGGCGTCCGGTTGGGGAGGTTTTCCCCTACGAGCGTAACCCCCGGGTAATCCCGGAGAGCGCAATTCTAAAGGTCGCCGCGTCCATCCGGGAGTTCGGATGGCGGCAGCCCATCGTGGTAGACGCAGCCGGCGTCGTCCTCGTCGGCCACACCCGGCTCCTCGCTGCCAAGCATCTCGGGCTGGAAACGGTCCCGGTGCACGTGGCCAAGGGGCTGACGCCGGCGCAGGCGAAAGCCTACCGCCTGGCTGACAACCGGGTTGGCGAAGAAACGAGCTGGGCCCTCGATGTCCTCGGCGTCGAACTGCAGGACCTGAAGGGGGAAGGCTTCGACCTGGCCCCGCTCGGTTTCGATCTTGCCGAGCTCGAGGGGCCAACCGAACGGGCGAAGACCAAGGCCGCGGCCGAGCGCACCCTGATGGAGCGCTTCGGCATTGCGCCGTTCTCGGTCCTCAATGCTCGGGAGGGTTGGTGGCAGGAACGCAAGCGCGCCTGGTTGGCGATCGGCATCCAGTCCGAGCTCGGCCGCGGCGACAATCATCTGCAACTGAGCGATACGGTTCTGGCGGCCGTCGGCGGGAAGCGGCGCTGATGGCCCGGAAAGCGAACGTGGCGCCCGGTGGCGGCGGAGGCAAGGGCGCGTGGGCCGAGCGATCGGCCAAGGTCAAGGGCGGCCTGGTCTACGGCGAGATGAACATGGAGGACGGGGCCGAACGTACCCTGTCCGGGACGTCGATCTTCGATCCGGTCCTATGCGAGCTGGCCTATCGCTGGTTCTGCCCTGCGGAAGGCGTCGTCCTCGATCCGTTTGCGGGAGGCTCGGTTCGCGGCATCGTCGCCTCGAAGCTGGGGCGCCTGTATGTCGGGATAGATCTCCGGCCGGAGCAGGTCGAGGCCAATCGGGCCCAGGCCAAGGCGCTGTGCAAGCGGCCGATGCCGAAATGGATCGTAGGCGACAGCCTCGAGCTCGAGCAGCTGACCGACGTCGAGGCGGACTTCCTGTTCTCGTGCCCGCCCTACGCGGATCTCGAGCGTTACAGCGAAGACCCGCGCGACCTGTCGAACATGGATTACGACGCCTTCCTGGCGGCTTACCGCAAGATCATCGCCGCCGGCGCGGCCAGGCTGAAGGACGATCGCTTCGCCTGCTTCATCGTCGGGGATGTACGGGACAGGAAGGGCCTCTATCGGGGCTTTCCTGCCCACACGCAGATGGCCTTCGAGGAAACCGGCCTGCGCCTCTACAACGACGCGGTCCTCGTCACGATGGCCGGCTCATTGCCGGTCAGGGCGGGAAAGCAGTTCGAGACGAGCCGGAAGCTAGGCAAGACCCATCAGAACTGCCTCGTCTTCGTGAAGGGCGATCCGAAGAAGGCGACGGCCGCCTGCGGCGACGTCGAGTTCGGGGCCTTCGATGATCCGGCGGCCGCGTTTGGCGACCTGCTCTAGCAGGGCCAGGCCTCGATAAGAGCCCGATTGACGAGATAGTACGCGGGCTCGTGTCGGGTTTCCGGGTGTTCGTCCAGATAGCCGACCATCACATCACGGACCTGGCTAAGCTGGACCCCCAACGGGATGCAGATGCCGCTCATGGGCGTGAAGTATGCGGCGTCGGCGATCCCAGCAGCGTATGCCAGGCAGAAGCCCACCTGCTGCTTGGTCGTACAGCCGTCGTAGATGTCGTTGCCCGTCTCGTAGTAGCCGCCCGAGGCGGCCGAGGGTGCCAGCATCAGCAGGACAACTGCAGCATAGCGTTTCATGGAGCGTCCTCTCGCTCGTTCACAAACAGACGGTAGCATGCGACCGATTGTGCAGGAACACGACGGAATCGCGGTCGTCCGCGACGATCTCTTCGCCGGCGGGACCAAGGCCCGGTACCTGCCGAAACTATTCGATGAAGTCGGAGAGGTCGTCTACGCCTCCCCGCAGGAAGGCGGGGCACAGACGTCCCTGGCCTTCGTCGCGCAGCAGCTCGGCAAGAGGGCGACCATCTTCGTGGCCAAGCGGGAGACGCCGCATCCCCGCGTCCTGATGGCGAAGAAGTTCGGCGCCACGATCGTGCAGGTCGAGCCCGGCTATCTCAACGTGGTGCAAAAGCGCGCCGAAGACTATTGCGCGGCGACCGGCGCCAGGCTGGCGCCCTTCGGCATGAAGGTGCCCGGGGCATCGGTTGCGATCGCGGAAGCGGCTCGATCGACGCGGGAACTGCCCGACGAGGTCTGGTGTGCCGGCGGCTCGGGCGTGCTCGCCTCGGGGCTGAAGATGGCCTGGCCGAATGCCCGGCTGTGCATCGTGGAGGTCGGTCGGGCGGTTGCCGCTGTAGGGGCGGAGATCTTCGTCTACCCTAAGCCCTTCGGCCATCGGGCCCGGCAACAGCCGCCGTTCCCCTCGGATTGGCACTACGACGCCAAGGCGTGGGACGTGTGCATGCAAAAACGCGCCCGCGAGGGGCGCGTCCTTTTCTGGAATGTGCTGGGGCCGGCTTAGGCGGCCTTCGCCTCGAGGGCAATCACCGCGAGGTCCCGATACTTCGCTAGCGCCTTCGGGCTGCTCGATACCGGGTTGATCGGGAAGGCCTTCAGGGCCTTCACGTCGCCCTTCTCGACCAAGGCGACCACCTCGGCCAGCTTCGGGCGGAAACGCTTGTGCGTCTCGGCGCTGAAATCCGGCGCGGCGGGCAGGACGCCCTTCTCGGCGGCGGCAAGTACCTCAGCGCGCTTGCCCTGCGGGCTTGCGGCCTTCTTGGCGGCCTTTGCGGCCGGGGTAAGCTCCTCGGCCTTGAGTGCCGGCGCCGGGCCGATCTTGCGGGCCGCTGACCGCCACACGCCCTCGGGGATGGTGGTGGCCTTCTTCTCGGCATCAATGGCCGAAACGAGGACCGCCTTCTTGTGGGTCTTCTGCAGGCTGTCCGCCGCCTTCGCCGCCTCGGCAAGGGTCGGGTAGCTGTTGAACAGCTTCAGGCCCTTGGCGACGATGTAGGTCGTGAACTCCTTCGCGGAGCCGATGATCTTGACCATCTCGGCCATCGGCATCGGCTGAAGCGAGGTCGCAACCTTCTTAACCGGCTTCGCCGCCTTCTCGCCCGCGGGCTTGGCAGTCTTGGCGTCGGCCTTCGGGGCGGTCTTCGCTGTCGTCTTGGTGGTCTGGGTCTTCGTCATTTCGGGCTCCTTTCCGAGCGTTGATGACGGTGTCCAGCCATGAGGAATCGACCGGAGCAACTGGAGAGGTCGCTCTCCCGGAGAAACACTTTTGCTGGACCGCAAATCGAAGGTCGCGACCCGCAAGCGGGCCGCGAAATCCGCACCGAAGAAGCAGGCTGCGAAGAAAGCGCGGGGCCGGCCGGAGTGGAAGCCCACAGCCGAGCAGCGGGCATCTGTCGAGGCCATGGCAGGCTACGGCGTGCCGGAGGAGGATATCGCCAGGGTATTGAAGGTGGCGCCCAAGACCCTGCGGAAGCAATGCCGCGACGAGCTCGATCTCGGGATCATCAAGGCCAACGCCAAGGTGTCGGAAAGTCTCTTCAAACGCGCAACGGGCGACGGCCAACAGGCGGTGACTGCCGCGATCTGGTGGGAGAAGACTCGCCAGGGCCGCAAGGACATCTCCGTGACCCGACATCAGGGCCCGAACGGCGGGCCCGTTCAGACGATCGATCTCAGCAAGGCAACGGATGAGCAACTCGCCGCTCTTGAAGCCCTCTTCGGGCCGCTTGCCCTCGCCGGCGACGATGATGCGGCTGATCCGAGAGGAGAAGGCGAGGCGGGCAACTGAGATCGAGCGTCAGCGTATCGCCCAGGATGCCGAACGCATCCGGGCGCGATGCGAGACGCTGGAAGGCTTCATTGTTGAATTCTGGCCCATCCTCGAGCCCGTCCGTGAACTGAAGATGGGCTGGGCGCTTCGCGCCATGTGCCGGCATCTGGAAGCGGTCTCGGCCGGGCTCATCCAGTTCCTGCTGATGACCGTGCCGCCCGGCATGATGAAGTCGCTCCTGATGGTCTTCTGGACCGCTTGGGAGTGGGGTCCGCGCGGGCGCCCGGATCTGCAGGTTCTGGCGACGTCCTACAGCCAGCCGAACGTCCTGCGCGACAACCTCAAGCTGCGTCGGCTTGTCGAGAGCGACAAGTTCCAGGCGATCTGGAAGCTCGACCTCCGCGACGATCAGAACGCGAAGGGCAAGTTCGAGAACACCGGCAACGGTTTCAGCGAGGCTCGGCCGTTCAAGTCCATGACCGGCGGCCGAGGCGACCGGGTCAAGATTGACGATCCGCATTCGACCGAGACGGCCGAAAGTGACGCCGAGCGCGCAACGACGATCCGCACCTTTCGCGAGGGCATCACCGACCGCCTCAACGACGGCATGTCGTCGGTGATCGTCATCATCATGCAGCGCCTACACAGCCAGGACGTCGCCGCGGTGGCGATGGAATTGGACATCGGGTTCACCCACCTCAACCTCCCGATGGAGTTCGAGGCCGAGCAGATCGATGACCAGGGCAGAAGGACGGGCGGACCCTGTCGGACCTATGTCGACGGCGAACTGTTCTTCGAGGACCCCCGCACGGTGGATGGCGAGTTGCTATTCCCCGAGCGCTTCCCGCCGGCCGAGCTCGCCCGGCTGAAGAAGGCCAAAGGCGACTATGCATGGGCGGGCCAGTATCAGCAGCGCCCGACGCCGCGCGAAGGTGGCTTGTTCAAGCGGGAATGGTTCGAGGGCAAGATCATCAGTCGGGCGCCAGAAGGCACCCGATGGGTGCGGCACTGGGATTTGGCCGCCACCAAGGACAAGAAGGCCGCCCGTACCGCGGGCGTAAAGCTCGGCAAGACTCCTGACGGCCGCTACGTGGTCGGGCACGCCGTCAAGACGCAGGATGAAGGCAACGAGGTCCGCAAGCTGATCAAGGCGACGGCCGAGGTCGACGGCAAGAGCGTCGAAATCAGCTTCCCTCAGGACCCTGGGCAGGCCGGCAAGGTGCAGAGCAAGGATCTCGTGGCGATGATGGCGGGGTATATCGCCCGAGCGCAGCCCGAAACCGGCGACAAGTACACTCGGGCCGAACCCTTCGCGGTGCAGTGTGAGGCCGGCAACGTCTACCTCGTCGAGGGCGAGTGGAACTCGGACTACATCGACGAGCTGTGCCTGTTCCCCGGCGGCAGCTTCAAGGACCAGGTCGACGCCTCGAGCGGCGCTTTCGGGCGGCTCGTGCGCGACAGGTCCGGTGACGGCTTCGCCGGCATCGGCGCTCCGATCACCGTCCCGCTAACAAACTAGGCGCTGTCGCATGCCCACGCCGAGCTTCATGACGAACCTGTTCAGCCTGATCGGGTTCGAGAACAAGCCGCGCGTCAGCCCCTACAAGGAGGCCGGCGTCTCCGGCACCGCCGTCTATGGCGGGTTCGTCCAGAACGTCGAGCGCAATCAAAAGGTCGCCGGCTACAACCGGTACGAGACCTTCTCGGACATCATGGTCAACACCTCGATCGTGGCGGCCGGCATCCGGTACTTCCTCGGGCTGGTGACCAAGCCCGCCTGGACGGTCAGCCCGGCAAAGGACCTTCCGGACGGAGAGTCCTCGGACGAGGCAAAGGCGCATGCCGAGTTCGTCGAGCACGTCATGACCGACATGGAGGTCTCCTGGCGCCGGGTCATCCGTCGCTCGGGGATGTACCGCTTCTACGGCTTCTCCATTCAGGAATGGCAGGCCAAGAAGCGGCCCGATGGGCTGGTCGGGATTGAGAACATCGAGGCGCGGCCGCAGCACACGATCTGGCAATGGGATATCGACCCTGCAAATGGTCGGGTGCGAGGCGTGGTGCAGCGCTCACCGCAGACCGGCGAGCTGTTCTACATCCCGCGCTGGAAGTTCGTTTATCTCGTCGACGACACGCTGTCCGACAGCCCGGAAGGCTTGGGCATCCTCCGCCAGGTGACGGAGCCGGCGGAGCGGCTGAAGGAATATCTCAAGATCGAGGGCATCGGCTTCGACCGGGACTTGAGGGGAACGCCCATCGGCCGCGCCCCCATCGCCGAGCTCGAGCAGGCGGTGCGCGATCGGCCCGGCGACACGGACTTCGCGAACAAGGTCACTCAGGCCATCGCGGCGATGCGGAGCTTCATCGAGACGCAGGCCAAGGACGTGAATACCGGCCTGCTGCTTGATAGCCAGCCGTTCAAGAACCTGCAGGCCGACGGTCACTCGTGGGCATCGACCCTTCGCTGGGGCATGGAACTGCTGCAGGGCCAATCGACCGGTATCGAGTACCTCGGCGCCGCGATCGAGCGGACCAACTATGAAATCGCCCGCGCGATGGGTATCGAGCAGTTGCTCATCGGTCAGAACTCCGGATCCCGCGCCCTCAGCGAGGACAAGAGCAAGAACCTCTACCTGCAGGTGAACGGCGTCGTCTCGGACATGAGCGAGATGTACGGGCACGACCTGATCGGGGCGCTCTGGACGCTGAATGGCTTCGACGATCGCCTCAAGCCCACAATGGTCGCGGAGGACGTGTCGTTCATGTCGGTGGAGCAGGTTTCGGCCACGCTGCGGGATATGGCCACGGCAGGGGCGGTGCTCGCGCCTGATGATCCCGCGATATCTGAGGTCAGAGAGATGCTCGGTCTGTCAGCACCACCCGACACAAGCGGCGGTGATCTCTTGGAAGACAGGCCCGCCTGATGGGGGAGCTGTACAAGCTGACCTTCCCGTCGGGTAAGGCGTACATTGGCATCACCCTGAGCACGGCACGAGAACGCCTCAGGCACCACTACTACGGCCGCAGCCGCAACTACGCCATCTCGAACGCCATCAAGAAGTATGGCGTCGATGCGGTGCAGATTGACGTGCTGGCGCGCTCCGACAATTGGGATGACCTCTGCCGGCTAGAGTGCGAAGCCATTGAAGAGCACCGCACACGCTTTCCAGGAGGGTACAACCTCACCGGGGGCGGGGAGGGTATTCCTGAGCGGACGGAGCATGAGCACGCTGCCATGGTGGCGCGCATACGAGAGCCGGCGAAGCTGCTCCGGGCATCTGAGACGTCTCGGGAGCGCTGGAAGGACCCGGAGTACAGGGCCAAGTGCCTTGAGCCGCTCCAAGGGCTCTGGAAAGATCCTGAGTATCGGAAGAAGCGGACGGCGGCCCTTCGGGCAATGCTGGCTGAGCGAAACAGCGACCCGATACGGATGCAGGAATTATCGGCGCGCATGACCGGGGCGGCCAATCCGCAGGCAAAGTTGCAGCCCGAGGACGTGCGCGAGATCAGACGCCGGCTTGCCACTGGTGAGGCGCAGAAGGCCATAGCGGCCGACTTCGGAGTTCACCCGAGCACCATCTCCCTGATCAACAAGGGGAAGAAATGGGCGCGGCTAGACACTGAAATGCTCGGCCTGTCGCAGCCGCCCGACAGCGGCGCTGAATTGCTTGAAGACAGGCCATGACCTCCTGGCTGCGCCAAATCTCCGACGGGTTGAAGCCGCCGATAACGAACTTGTTTCGGGCGTATTCGGCAAGCCCCGTCGATTGCAGCGGCACGATCACGTCAGCAGGCGAAGCTCAGGAGATGATGGCGGCGCGGGCCGACCGCAGCGGCTTCTGGGTGCAGAACCTCGGCGAGGCCGATCTGTGGATCAACGAGCTCGGGGCAGCGACCCAAGGCCAGCCGAGCATCAAGATCGCCGCCGGCGCGCTTTATGAGGCGCCAGCACACGGCGTCTCCGTAGGGCCGGTCTCGATCATCGGCGGCACGGCCGGTCAGGCGTTCTCGGCGCGGGAGTGGTAGGTGCCGCTCTATCCCGCCACCCCTGCGCCCCCTGAGCCCTTTGTAGAGCGGCGCCATGAATTTTACAGCGGTCTAACCGGGGCGGATGGCCGCTGGTCGGTAGTCTTCGGGACGCCGTTCGGTCAGCCGCCGATGGTGCTGCCGGTGCCCGGGTCGAACGGGATGAACAGCATCAGCTTTGTTGCCCGGACAGCCCTTGGCTTCACCCTCCAGGCGACGCGGCTCAATGCCGTCAACGTCGTTGGCGTCCAGGTCCTGGTGCCGATCGCGGTGCCGGTGGCGAACTACGCAGTGGTTGTCGCGGTCATCGACGCCGTGAACTGATTGAGCCGAGCAGGCTGATGGGAGACTTCAAATGGTCGACTCGACATACCTGATTGAGGTCTATCGGCCTCAGCAGCGCCGGAAGCTGCCCAACGCGCAGAAGAACCGTCAGGTTGCGTCCATTGCCGACCTGATTGTCGCTGGCGGCGGCGTCTCCAAGACCGGCGACACGATGACCGGTCCGCTGACCATTCTGGACAGCAACGCAACCGGCAAGTTGTGGCTCGCCCGGTACAACAGCGGCACCGGCCACAACAACCAGCCGACCGACATCGGGCCCGACACGACGTACCTGTTCATCGGAGGCCGTGAGTTCTCCCTGAACGGCAAGCGTGGCATCGGCTTTGGTTACGTCCAGAGCATGGCGCAGCACTCGCCGGTCTGGGTCGGCATGGAAGAGAAGGAGACCTCTGGGCAGTCCTATGGCGACTTCATCGTTGCGACACGCGCAGTTGCGACGGACACGGCGCCGACAGTCAAATTCCGCGTCACCGGTTTGGACGGCCAGATCGTGGCTGAGGACCCCGCGTATGTCCCGTCCACCAACCAATCCCTGACCGACAAGAAGTATGTCGACGCGCTGGTCGCCACCGCCATCCCGTTGACCCAGAAGGGAGCCGCCGGAGGCGTCGCCTCGCTTGACGGCAGCGGCAAGATATCGGCGAGTGAGCTTCCTCCTCTCGACCACGACGTCGGCAGGGCCGCGACGCAGGCTGAAATGCTGGCGCTCGTTGTCACGGCGCCGGCGGTGTGCATCCGTACCGACTTCAATCCCCCGCATGTGTTTTACCTGACAGCGGATCCTGCTACGACGCTGGCGAACTGGGTCGATACCGGCGAGTTCGGGGCAGGGGGCGCGAACCCCTCCGCGCTGGCCGGCATGGCCGCGATCAACGGCGTGGCGGCCACCTTCATGCGCTCGGATGGCGCACCGGCGATCAATCCGGCGATCGCGCCGACCTGGACCGCCAAGCACATCTTCTCCCATGTGGGCGGATCGGCCGATCCATCAGTAAGCATCGCCAGCACATCGCCCGTGCTCGAGATATCGCACACGGCCGGCGGGGCTGACGCCAAGAAGTGGAACTGGCTGGCCACCGCCAACCGTATCGCCTTCCGGGCCATCAACGACGCGGGCAGCGTAGCTTCCGAAGCTTGGGGCATCGACCGCGTTGCTGGCGCTGTTACCCAGCAGGATTGGTCCGTCGGCGGCGTCAGCAAGGCGACGTTACTCGCGGCAGGATTGGGCATCGGCACGCAGACGCCGCACGCTCCGCTCCAGTTTTCTAACGCGCTGGTTAACCGCAAGATCGTCATGTTCGAGGGAGCTAACAACGATCATCAGTTTGATGGCTTCGGCGTCACTGCGAACGTCATGCGCTACCAGGGAAACGCTACGACGCTCGACCATGTGTTCTATGCGGCGACGGGCCCAGCGGCCTCGAATGAGCTGTTCCGCATCAGGGGCGCCGGGGGTGCCCTGTCCAGCGCCGAAATCGACGTCATTCAGAACGTAGCGGGGATCAAAGCCCGCCTCGCGATGAAGATCCCGGGAACGCAGAATGATGCGCCGACGACCTTCGGCATCGCGGCGACCTACCTCGGCATCGGCGGTGGCGAGTGGAACGCAAACTCGTATCGTCTCATCGGCTTCGGCTACATCGCGGCATTGGGGAACCAGTATCCGGCGGTGATGGGATACCAGGAGACCAGCACCACCACGAACACGCGCGGCGACCTGGTGATGGGCGCCCGGCCCAACAACAACAACGAAGCCCCGCCGATCCTCTTCCGCATTCGCAGCGACGGCCAACTGCTCGCTGAGAGCGCGACCTATGTGCCGGCGGCGGCCAAGTCGCTCGTCACCAAGGATTACGTGGACTCTCCGGTCTTCCCGCAGCCGGCGCCGACCGCCACGACCGGCACCGGCCCGCTCACGGCAGCGGAACTGCTGACCGGGCTCATCGTCGGCACGCCGGTTGCTGCCGCGGTCTATACGCTGCCTCTGGGCACCGCGCTGGAAGCCGCGTTGCTTGCTGCGCATCCCGGCCTCGCAGTGGGGGATGCGTTCGACTTCAACGTCATCAACCTCGGGGCTGCGGCCTTCACGATCACCCTTGCCACGGCCGCGGGCTGGACGCTCTCGGGCCAGATGGTGGTTCAGGACGGCAGCGCGGTTGGAAATCGCAGTGCTGCCAAGTTCCGCGCCCGTCGCACTGCGGCAAACGCCTACACGCTTTACCGGGTGGCCTGAGGCCCCTCCAACAAGGAACGCATCCCATGATGGACAAGACCTTCACGCTCCGGCTGACCGGCGCGAAGCTCAACACGCTCGGCTCGATGATCGAGCTGGCCAAGCGGTCGCTCGACGAGCTCGCGCTCGACGTCCAGACGCAGGCCAATGACCAGTTGGCGCGCGAGCAGGCCGCGGCGGCGATGGCGGAGAAGCAGGCGGAAGAAGCGGCGACGGAGCAGCCGCAGGCCTCAGTCGACAAAGCGGCCGGCCAGTCGGAAGCGTCGGACGAGTAAGGCCAATGGCAAGCTGGTGGCGAGATGTAGCGCAGCAGCTCGGCATCACCGGATCGGGCTCGTGGCAGCGCCGCGTCGCCCAGGCGCTGCAGGCTACCGAAGGCAATGGCCCGTGGTCGAAGCATATCGCCGAGAAGGGCGTCAGCACCGTCCCTGCTGATGGGGCGATCGTCACCAATAACGAGGTTGCGCCCGTTCGCAACACCGCGGACTCGGCGACGCTGACGACCGGTACCGCGAAGGTTACGGGCGATCCCGGCGCCTTCGGTGGGGTCAAGCTTCCGGGCACTGCTACGATACTGACGGATCAGCAGTCGTCGGTGCTCGTCAATCAGTACGATGACACCGGCAGCGCGGCAGCTGCCGTCCATGTGACGGGCAACGCGCTGACCCTCGTGCTGGCGAATGTGACCTCCCGCATCGCCTTCCAAGGTACGCCGGTTCAGGTGTCGGCCGGCTCAAAGACGGTTCCGGCCACCGTCGCCCTGACAGGCGGCGCCTGGGCGCCGTTCCCGCTGACGAACTCCACCGACGCCATCGTGCAGCACGGGGACGCGATCGAGGTCGAGAACCAGGCTGAGAGTCAGAATGTCGTCGGCAGCGTGGTCGTCGCCGCGGGCGTCGTGAGCGCTAAGTTGCCGGCGAATGCCGCTCTGGTCGGCAACAACGTCGGGCTGCAGGTTCCCGTCACCGGAACTTTCGTCGACACCATCACGCCGCAGGTGAACGCCAGTGGCGTCGTCACCGGCTTCACGTTGAGCTGATGCAGCTCAAGAGGGAGCTAAGCCCAATTCCACCAAAACTCGGGCACCTTGGTCGGTGATCTTGTATTCGACGGTTTCAAGGTTCACCGAGAGGTGCGTCAGGAGGCCGCGTTCCTCCAGGTCGGCAAACGGACGGTGATCCCGCATGCCCCTCAAGGTGTGGGTACCGTCATCGTGCACTTGCTTGAGCAGCAGGAGCTGATCGTTGGAAAGCGTGGTCATAGGGCGCCTTTCGGAGTTTAGCTGAAACGACGAAGGTGTGCCGCCTCACCTCTAATCGCAAGCCCTCAACCATCGTGCCTTGCAAGATCCCCGGAGTAGAGAATGCCCTTCACCTACCCGCAGATCACCATCGGCGCGCAGGCGTACGACGCCTACGTCGACCTCGCCGCTGCCAACCTCTACCTCAACGGGTCGGTGAATGCCGCGGCATGGACGGCTCTGAGCGACGACGACAAGGGCCGGGCGATCGTGTCGGCGGTTCGGGTAATCGACTCGATGCCGTGGAAAGGCGAGAAGACCGAGGCCGACAACGCATTGGCATGGCCGCGGACCTGTCTCGACGGCGATCCTCCCGGCACGCTGCCAGCAGCGCTGGTGACAGCGACTATCCAGCTTGCCTTCGCGATCAGCCAGAACCCGGAGCTCGCGGGAGGTTCGGTCTCGGCTCAGGGCGGAACCCGTCGCCTGAAGGCCGGGTCGGTTGAGATCGAGTACTTCAACTCCGGGATCACGTCGCAGCAGGCGGCAGGATCGTCGATCGGCGGCATTCTAGCGCCATTGGCCGACTGCCTGGACGGAACGGCCGCCGGCAGCATCCTGGGCGCCGGAGCGTACTCGAGCGGGACGGATCGTTGCTCACCGTTTGCCGATCCCGACTACGGGTTCGCGCGGGGCGTCTGATAAGGTCTGGAAATGACAAACGGTTCAGATGACTGGCAGCCGTACCACAACGGATTTGTCAAAGGGCACATCGGTGTGTTCCCCGCCGTACCAGATGCTTGGGCAGTGTGGGACAACTTCAGCGGTGAATGGAGGAAGTCCGAGCCGTTCATCGCGGCCGCTCGCAACGGTCGCACCCACACTCCGGGTGGAGACCCACCCTTTCACTTTTGGGAACGCACGCGGGAAGAGACCATTGCTGAGGCCAAGCGATTGGCCGAGAAGTGGTTGGCCGAGCGAACGCGCTGACTAGGCGCGCAGCCTAGCGACGCTCATCGGCGGCGTCCTCATCGTGCATCGCGGCAAGCAATGCGATGCCCTGCCAATAGTCGGCGCTCTTCACGCCCTTCGCCTTCGCGGCCCTGATTAGCACCGGGTTGTCGGTCGGGCGCCAGGTCGACGGATCGTCGGCCCGCTGCCAAACATCTCGAGGATCGTATGCAACTTGAAGCATCGGGTATTCGATACCCGACAGCGACGATCTTCGCCAAGAAGAAATCGCCGGAGGTCGAGCGCATAGAGCGCCTGGTCCGCGGGCTGGAGCGCAGCGTCAAGCGGGCCTTCCTGCGCTTTGTGCAGACAATCCAGAGCGATGAGGTGCTGCGCGAGGTCGCCGACTTCCTCGGCCGCGGCGATGTCGAGGCCGCTCTTGCCGTGGTCGACCGCTACATTGCCCGGATGGCGTCGGTTCTGTCAGAGGTCTTCATCCTCGCCGGTCGGACAGAGGTGTCGGTCCTGGCCGATCAGGTGAGAAGCTGGGCACCCTCGACGGGGATCAGCTTCGACCCGGTGAACGAGCGGGCGGCGGCGCTGATGCGCAGCGCGCAGTTGCAGTTCATCCGGGAGATTGCCGCCAGCCAGCGGGAGGCGATCCGCCAGGCGCTCACCGAAGGGCTCCTGGAGGGCGCGGGGCCGCGGCAGATGGCGCGGGCCTTCAGGAACGCTCTCGGGCTTACAGCGAGCCAGGAAGCGGCGGTGCACAACTATCGCCGGCTGCTCGAAGCCGGTAGCGCTGAGGCCCTGGATCGCGATCTGCGGGACCGGCGCTTCGATCGGACGGTTGAACGTGCGGATCGCACCGGCGAGCCGCTGAAGGCCGCGCAGATCGATCGCATGGTGTCTCGATATCGCGAGCACTACGTCGCCTATCGAGCAGAGACTATCGCGCGGACCGAAACCACGAGGGTTGTCGGTCAGGCTCGGCAGGAAGCCCTGCAGCAGACGCTAGAGGACACCGGTATCGACGCCGAGCTGGTCGAGCGGGTTTGGCGCTCCACGAGAGACAATCGGGTCCGCCATACGCATCGGCTGATGGACGGGCAGGCGGTCGGGATGGAGGAGCGCTTCACGAGCCCGAGCGGCGCAAGGCTGCGCTACCCGGGTGATCCTGAGGCGCCGGGATCAGAGACAATCATGTGCCGCTGCGTGGCAGTGCACCGAATTCACAAGCCCGAGGGGCAGCAATGAGCGAGCCATCCGCCGCCGCGGTCCATGTCGACGGCACCGATTGGGCCGCGCGCAAGAAGCCCAAGAAGGATGACCTGGAGAAGCTCGCTGCTCGGGCACTGGAGCCCCTCGACACCGAGCGCTCGAAGACCCCGTTCGCCTATGAGGGCAATACCCTCGGCTCCCTCCGCGAGGACCAGGTGCCGCGCTTCTTCGGCGCGCTGACCGATTCAGAGCAACTCCCCGCCAAGTCGGTGAAGCTCGACGAGCTCACCGCCATGCAGAACCGCGTCGACACCGCCAAGGTGGAAGCGATTGCGGCAAAGGGCGTCACGGGCGGCAAACTGCCTGTGGTGGTCAAGATCAACGACCGCCTCTGGATCGCGGACGGACATCACCGGCTCACCGCGGCTTGGCTGAAGGGCGACGACGAAGCGGAGGTCCGCTTCAAGGACCTCGATCCGGAGACGAACGTCATGAAGGGCGAATTCCAGGGCGACGCCATGGTCTTCAAGGTCGACGAAGGCCTCGGCCTCGTCTTCGGCTGGGCCATCGTCTGCAAGGCCGAGGGCAAGGACTATTACGACACCCAGGGGGACCATATCCCCGAGGGCGCCATGCTGAAGGCCGCCGCGGACTTCATGGCGAACAGTCGTGTCGCCAAGGAGATGCACGCCGGCGACGAGAAGGGCTCGGTCGTCTTCGCCTGGCCCATGACCGCCGACATCGCGAAGGCGATGGGCATCGAAACCAAGCAGACCGGCCTCATGATCGCGATGAAGCCCGACAATGCCGAGATCCTGAGCAAGTTCAAGGACGGCACCTACACGGGGTTCTCGATCGGCGGCCGGCGCATCAAGGACAGGGAGTTGGCCGATGCCTAAGCGGGTCATGGAGGACTTCTCCATCATGGAAATCAGCGCGGTCGATCGGCCGGCGCAGAAGGGTGCCAGGATGACGATCATGAAGCGCGACTTCACGGCCGAGGAGCGCGAGCGCCTGGCCGAGAGCGGTGCGGCAATGCCTGACGGCTCGTTCCCGATCGCGACCACGGCCGATCTCAAGAACGCCGTAGAGGCCTACGGCCGCGCCAAGGACAAGGATGCTGCCAAGAAGCACATCATTGCCCGGGCTCGCGCCCTCGACGCCGTCGACTCGCTCCCTGAGGATTGGGAAGTGAAGAAACTCGACGCGACGATCGAGGTCATCGCCAAGCGCTGGATCGATCCGGCCGACGGCGCCAAACCCTTCGGGGACTTCATGGCCGAGCGTATCCGCTCGACACGGTTCAGCGAGGTCCAGGAAGAACTCTGGCCGCTGTTCAGCTCCATGCAGGACTCGGTCACCTCCATCCTGGGTGACGCCAGCCTTTCCGCCGACGCGCGCATGCTGATGACGCGCAACTCCGTCGAGGAATTCCTGAATGCCGTGCGGGAGAAGATCCCCGCGGTTGAAGCCGAGCTCACCGAGCTCATCGCTGCCGGCGCTTCTGCCGGCGATCACATCGGCAAAAAGGAGACTCCCATGCCCGATGATGTCAAGAAGGTCGCCGACCTCGAGAAGCAGGTTGCCGATCTCAATTCCCGCCTCACGAACATCCTCACGATGTCGAAGGCGGATCGCGATCACCTCGACGAGCTCGAGGGCGACGAGAAGGAGAAGTATCTCCGCATGTCGCCCGAGGAACGCAAGGCCAAGGTGAAGAAGAGCACCGAGGACAACCCGGTCGTCTTCAAGTCCGCGGACGGGACGGAGTTCCGCAAGTCGGATGATCCGCGCCTCGTCGACATGGCGAAGCGCGCCGATGAGTCCGACAAGATCGCCAAGGACGAGCGCGACAAGCGCGAGATGTCCGATCTCACCAAGCGGGCCTCCGACGAGTTCGGCCATCTGCCGGGCACGCCTGTCGCCAAGGCCGCCATCCTGAAGGCCATGGGCACGATGACCGAGGAAGTCCGCAAGGACCTCGAAGGCATCCTCAAAGCGGCCGAGAAAATGGTCGCCAGCGGCTTCGCCATGAAGGGCGTCATGGACGGCTCCACGGCCGACACCAGCTCGCCCGAGGCCCAGCTCAAGAAGAGGGCCGAGGAAATTCAGAAGGCCGAAAGCATCTCTTACGAGAAGGCCTACTCCAAGGCGATGGAGCAGAACCCCGACCTGTACGCACAGATCACCACGCCGGCCGCTACCCAGCCGTAAGGCGGCCTCCCGTCAACATATAGACGTTTTCCCGCCGTGAGGCGGCACGTCCCTTAGATGGAGAATTTTCCATGTCCTACAATGAGAAGAAGCGGACGATCACGCTGGTCGCCGCGGCCGATCTGTCGACCAGCCAGTTCCTGTTCGGCGTCATCAATGGCAGCGGCCTGCTGGCCGTGGCCGGCGCTGCCGCACTCGCCGATGGCGTGATCGATGGCACTGGCACGATCGGTCAGGCCGTTTCGCTGGCGGTCGAGGGCGTCGTCGAGGTTCGTCTCGGCGCCACCCTCGCGGCCGGTGCAACCGTCGCGTCTGCAGCTGACGGCCGCGCCGCTGCTGCCGCTGCCGGTGCCCAGCTCGGCAAACTGATCGCCGGCGGCGTCGCCGACGACGTCGTCCCCATGCTCTGGGAGAAGGTCGCCTAGACCCCTCCCGCTTCCCTCAACGCGCCGTCGTGAGACGCCGCTATCCCTTTGATGGAGAACTACGATGCCTCAGCCCAATCTGAGCAACGTCCACGTAAACGTACCGCTCACCAACATGTCGGTGGCGTACGTTCAGGACCAGTCTCACTTCATTGCCGACCGGGTGTTTCCGAATATCCCGGTCACCAAGCAGTCGGACCGCTACTACGTGTACAGCCGCGCCGACTTCAACCGCGACGAGATGCGCGAACGCGCTCCCGGCACGGAATCGGCGGGTGGCGGCTACACCCTCGACAACACGCCGACCTACTACGCGCCGGTGAACGCCTACCACAAGGACATCGACGACCAGATCCGCGCCAACTCGGACTCGGTCCTCGGTCCCGATCGTGATGCCACGATCTTCGTCACCCAGAAGGCTTTGATCCGCCGCGAGCGGGCATGGGCTGCCAACTACTTTGCCGCGGGCATCTGGGGCAGCCAAGAACAGGGCGTAGCGGCTGCGCCTGTGCCGGGCACTTCCTTCCTCCAGTGGAACGACGCCGGCTCGACGCCCATCGAGGACGTCCGCACCGCCAAGCGCAAAGTGCTCGAGGCTACCGGGTTCGAGCCGAACAAACTGACGCTCGGTAAGGCCGCTTACGATGCCCTGGTGGATCACCCGGATATCGTCGACCGCGTGAAGTACGGCCAGACCCCGGGCAAGCCGGCCATGGTCAACGTCAATGCGCTCGCCCAGCTCTTCGAGCTCGAAGAGATCCTCGTGTCCAAAGCGGTGTTCAATGCCGGCGCCAAGGGTGCCGACTATGCGGCCTCGGCGGCAAAGGAACTGAGCCAGTTCATCGCCGGAAAGCATGCGCTGCTCGCCTATGTCACACCGACTCCGAGCATCATGCAGCCGACCGCTGGCTATACCTTCTCCTGGTCGGGCTGGTTCGGGGCCACCGGCATGGGTATGCGGATCAAGAAGTTCCGCATGGAATGGCTGGAGTCGGACCGCGTCGAAGTGCAGCAAGCCTTCGACCAGAAGGTCGTCGGCGCTGACCTCGGCTTCTTCTTCAAGGACGCCGTCGCCTAAGCCGGCGAATCTGAGGACGGGGCCCTCGTCCAGGCAATAGCAACGCCCCGACTAACCTGCACCTCCACTTGATACAGGATGAACGACCATGGCCCGAGCGATCTGGCGGCATTCCTTTGAGCGCGACAAAGACTTCGTGGTCTTTCGGCGTCCTCTGACGATCTGCGGCACGACGTTCAACGCCGGCGCGCCGTTCGACAAGACACTGGTACCGACCCGAAAGCTGCGCCAGCTCTTCGAGGCGCACCGCATCATGCTTGCGGGCGTCGACAAGCCCGGCGCGCTCCCGGAGAATCCCGGCGAGCAGAACGACGAGATGCTCATCGGATCGAGCGTTCTGGCCTCTACCTACGAGATCGCCGGCGAGACCGTGCAGCTGGGCGCGATCGTTGCCGCGGCGCATGAGCTTTCCGGCATGACGGTCGAGGAGTGGAACGAGCTTCCGAACGACGATCGCGAAGCGCTTCTCCGCGCGGAACTCGACCGCCTGCTGGCCACTGTCCCGAGCGATGCCGGGGCCGATCCGGCCGACACCACGCCCTCCAGCAATGCCGAGCCCAAGAGTGATCCGCTCGACCATGACGGTAACGGGAAAAAGGGCGGGGCAGTCGCTCCCGACATCGCAAAGCTGCGGGCCGATTACACCGCATTGCTAGGCAAGAAGCCTTTCAACGGCTGGAAAGCCGATGAACTGCAGCGGCGCATCGACGAGGCGCTGGCGAACTGATGTCGGGCCCGCTGCTCACCGGCCAGATCGCGAAGGCCATCTTTGCCGGCTTCAAGGGCAAGCTCTTGACCGGGACGCTGCGGCAGCAAGCGGCCGCCGGCGTCGATGCTCATGGCGATCCGATTCCTGGTGCTGTGACGCTGAACCCCTGCGAGGGCTTCACCGACCAATACGACGATGCCTATCGTGCTCGCGCGGGGATCCCGCAGACCGACCTCATCGTCAACGTCTTTGCCCAAAGCCTTGCTGCCGGTATTCAGCCGGGGAAGGACGACAAGGCTCAATTTGAGGGCCAGTGGTATCAGCTGCGCGCCGTGAAGACCGATCCCGCCACGGCATTGTGGGTGTGCCAGGCGTACAAGGTAGCTGCGCCGTGACCGTCGAGTGGAAGGGGGATGCCGTCCTTGCCAAGGTGCGTGCCGCTGCCATGCGCGGCGTCGTGCGCGGCACTGAGGCCGTGGTCGAGGAGGCCACAAGCCTGATCCTCGAAACGCCGAAGACAGGCCGTGTCTATCGCCGCCGCGGCGTCACGCATCAGGCCTCGGCGCCGGGACAGCCGCCCGCATCCGATACCGGCCGCCTCGTCCAGTCCAACCGGACCGAATTCGACCAGGCCGAGCTCACCGGCACGGCGATCTGGTCGGCGGCGCATGCAGCGGCCCTCGAGCATGGTACGGCGAAGATGGCGCCTCGTCCTTTCGCGAGGCCGGCCCTTGCCAATTCGCGCGAGGAGATCGAGCAGGACATCGCTGCAGAGGTGAGGAGCGCACTCGAATGACAGCGCCTCCTCTAGACGCACTCCCAGGCCTGCGAGCAGCGGTTGTTGCCGTCCCGGCGATCACGTCGAAGCTCGCCAGCTACAATGGCTCGTTCTCGGTTCACACGCGCCGGCCAGTGCCGTCAGATGCACCCTACCCGATGGTGGTCATCGGGCCGAACATCGCCCGGACAGATGAGGATGGCGTATCGGACTTCCGCCCGGTGCTGGTGATCGACATCAACGCCTATGGCCCGCAGCCGGACAGCTATCGGAACGTCGAGGCGGTTGGCGATCTGATCTACAGCCTCTTCCATCGGCAGGCCCGAGCGCTGCAGGTCGCAGGCTACGGCGTGACCGATATCCGCTGCACCGGACCATCGCCGGCGCCCGTCGATGATGAAAGCCGTGTCGGCCGTCGCGTCACGCTGACCATCAGGCTGCGCGCCAAGTAGCTCTTTCGCTCCGGCTCAGCCCTCCGGAGTGTCGCCCCAAACGCCACCTTGGGCAGGTGGCGAACTGGCCCGCATGACTGCGCGCCCGGCCCTTGATGGAGCCCTCTCATGCCAAATGGAAATTTGTACCCCGTCGCCGATTGCCACATCGACATCGGCAGCGTCCTCAATCCCGGCCTCGTTGACCTGACCGAAGCGGACTTCGCCGCGCAAGTGTGGACGGAGGTCGACGGCTGGTCCCAGATGGGTGAGTTCGGCGATACCGCTGCGCTCATCACCACGGCGCTCATCAACCGTGGCCGCGACGTGAAGCAGAAGGGCACGAGCAACGCGGGCTCGATGCAGAATGTCTTCGCCGTGCTGCAGGACGATCCCGGCCAGATCGCGCTGCGCGTCGCCGCCGCCGGAAGCAACAAGAACAACTATGCCGTGCGGATCCGGTTCAATGACCAGGTCGAGCCAGTCTCGAGCACGGTCACCATCACGATCGCGACCCCGGGTGTTGTCACATGGACGGCACATGGTTTCGTGGCGAACACGCCGGTCAAGTTCTCGACCACCGGCGCGCTGCCCACGGGCCTCGTCGCCGGCACGACTTACTACGTCAAGAATCCGGCAGCCAACACGTTCGAGGTTGCGGCAACCCCGGGCGGCACCTCCATCGCGACCACCGGCGCGCAGAACGGCGTGCACACCGGCTCAACGGTGCCGGCCCCCACGTTCGCGTTGTTTGCGGCGCTCGCCATGAACGCCCCCAACCAGGGCGGGGATGCCAACACCATTCGCAACCTGGCCTGCACGCTCGAAATCAACTCGAACATCGTCTTCGTCGATCCGATCCCGGCGCCTTGATCGCCACCAACTGAGGAATCTCCATGACCACAAACAAAGCTCGGCTCGGTGCCGGCAACGTCGAAATCGTGCTCGATGGCGAAACCGCCGTGCTCAAGCCCACGCTGCGCGCGGCGCAGACGCTCTCAAGGCAGCATGGCGGGATTGCCGCTGCAATCGAGGCCGTCGGCAAGATGGATTTCGATGCCCTCGCGTCCGTCATCGCCCTTGGGCTCAATCGTACCGACACCAAGGAAGTTGCGGAGCAGGTGTGGACCACCGGAATGACCGAGCTCGCTGCTCCGGCAATTCGCTATCTCTCGATGCTCGCAAATGGCGGCCGTGCTCCCGATCAATCAGGAGGTGATGAGCAGGAGGAAAACCCTCAGTAAGGGTGAGCCTCGCGGACTATAGCGACCAGCTCGCACGATTTGCCCTTGGCGTCCTTCACTGGACCGAGGAGCAAACCCTCAACGCCGACATGAACGCAATCGCGATGGCGAGCGAGGGCCAGTGGGAATTCATGCTTGAGGTCCTCGAGACGGGCGGCTTCATCAAGCGCGAACAGAAGGCAGAGGTTCCGCCCGTGAGAACCGGGACAGGCCAGACGCTTTCACCGCAGCTCTTCCGAGCCCTGTTCGATCGCAAGCGCTAGGGATTGAGGAGTCGGGCCACTTCATCCGCAAGACTCGTGGGCTCGTCGGTGTCGAAGCGATCCACGGTACCGTCCTCGTAGACCACGGCCGCAACGCACACACTGGCCCGAATGTCCTCCGGCCTGGCGACCGCAAGGCGATTGAGGCTCGGCAGATTGCTCTCCTGTGTCGCTTCGCCTACGGGGCCGATGTGCAGGTCAGGATCGATCTCGACCTCCCCGATCGGGCGGTCCAAGACGTCGCTAAATAGTACTGTTCCCTCGATCATACGAACGGGTCGCTCGGTGGAACTGCGGAACTGCAGTGCCAACACCGTGCCTGCGCTCCCAGGTTCTGCCGCCCAGGCGGCGAGTTCAATAATGTCGCTCCGCCCTGATCGACAGCCTTCGTCGGCCGTCGCCGGCGCGGCGACCATCACAAACAAAGCGATCACTGCAACCCGCATCCAGTCCTCCCGTGAGGGCCGGAACGATAGACCGGGGGTGCCGAAGAGGTAAAGACCATGGAAATCATCGGTCAGGTCGCGGTCCAGGTTAAGGCCGATCTTTCGCAGCTGGGCCCGGGGTTTGCCGAGGCACAGCGGGAATCGGCGAAGTTCGACCAAGTCGCCTCCAAGAGCCTCCGTGGGGTCGACCAAGCGACCAGGCAGCTGGGTGCGACGACGCAGCAGGCAAATTCCGCTATTCGGGGGATGGTAACGGCAGAGGCGCAGGCGGCGTCCGCACATATGGCCGGCGCGGCGGGGGCTCATCAGTACACCGCTGCATTACAGGCGCAGACGCTCGCGACACGCGCCTCGAGCCAGATGAGCCGGCAACTCAGTTACCAGCTGATCGACATCGGGCAGTCACTCCCGCTGCTGCTCTCCGGCAACATCTACGGCCTGCAGAACCTTGGCTTCCAGATCGCCCAGATCGGCCAGCTTTACATGGGGCAGGGCGGCATGGGCGCTGCGCTTCGTGATGCTATCGGGCAGGTTGGAAAATTCGCCGTCCGCCTCGGTCCGGTCGCCGTAGTCGCGGGTCTAGCAGCGGGAGCTATCGCCGGCCTCACGCACGAGATCAACAAAACGGCCGAAACGCAGGTTTCGTTCGGCGACGTGTTCGTTGCGACGATCGAGCTCGCCGCTGAGAGCATCTATCAGCTACTGAAGCCAGCCATCGAGAGCGTCGGCGGCTGGATCGCTGGCCTGTGGG